ACCGTCAGAGCAAAACTGCCAAGATGCTTCACACCCTAAAGGCGAAGCGCCGTATTGGAATGAGTGGCACGATTGCCGGAAACAAGATTGAGGGGATGTGGTCAATCCTCAAGTGGGTTTACCCAAAGGTTGCAGGAAATAGTTTCTGGGCTTGGGTAGACGAATACTGCAAGACCAAGGTTGACTTCTTTGCTGGAAAGATAGTGGACTCAGAGAAGACCCCGGGCAAAATTGTAGCCAGCATTCCTTGCTACATTCGCCACCTAAAGCGTGAGCAGTGTTGCCCAATGCACCCAAATGGCGTAGACCACGAGTTGCCAGCAGTGCAGGAAGAGATTAGAACCGTCGAGTTGCTTCCAGCTCAGCGCAAGATTTACAAGAAGTTGGAGAAGGATCTTTTTGTCTGGCTGGGTGATAACCCATTAGCGGTCGAAGCGCCGGTCGCAGTTCGCACTCGACTTAGGCAAATAACCCTCGGTGTGCCAATGATTGACGAAGAAACCCAAGAGGTCACATTTGCCGAGGATTGCGACTCGACCAAGTTGAATGAGTTGTTCCAGATTATCTCCGACCACCCAGAGGGTGAACAGATGCTAATCCTGACCCACTCTCAGAAGTTTGCCAAGGTAACGGTGGCTCGACTTCGCAAGGCTGGAATGACCGCGTTCGAATGGTCAGGCCAGGCAGCCCAAAAGGTTCGAGACAAAGCACTCGAAGATTTCATCGCGGGCGATGTGCAGTTTATTGTGGCAGTTATCTCAGCAATTGGTGAGGGAACTGATGGCCTTCAGGAAGCCGCCAATATAGTTGTGTGGCTATCGAAGGATGATAACCGACTCCTAAACGAGCAGGCTGCAGGTCGACTAGATAGGCGAGGTCAGAAGAAGTCAGTTATAAGTTACGAAATAATTGCTGAAGACACGTATGACGAGGGACAGTTTTCTAAACTTGTTCAGGATAGAATACTAATGAACGCAAGTCTACGACCCCGAGGATAAAATGGCCAAGTCAAACGAGAGCCTAGATTTTGGCATAAAGCCAGAGGCTCGGTCGGCTTGGGACAAGCTCTGCAAACTGCAGGACGACAACCCCATCTACCCTTGCGCCAGCAACCCATACTTATTTACCGACAGCGACTTCCTGACTCAGGATGAAGCCGAGGAGATCTGCCACGGTTGCCCACTGCTAAAGGCTTGCTACGATTTCGCAGTCGCTAATGGCGAACAACATGGAATTTGGGGAGGGATCGACTTTAGTATTTCACCAGAAGAACTTTTCTAAGGAGAAATATGAACTTGATCGAACTGATGCGACTTGTGTCGCTGGAAGACCCAGAGAACACTTTAGAGTGGCAGAGAGAAGCCCTCTGCAACCAGACAGACCCAGAAGCATTCTTCCCCGAGTATGAGCGCGGTGGCAAGATGGCTAAAGAAGTATGCAAGCATTGCCCAGTGAAGCAGAAGTGCTTCGATTACGCCGTAAGCAATAATGAGGAACACGGCATCTGGGGTGGTGTAGATTTCACTGTAAGAAGAACAGAAACGGAGAGACTAGATGATTTTAGACAGCAGGGTGAAGGAACTCGCCCTCTCACTTTTCGGTCAAGCGAGTACCAGAGACTCGCAGAAAAAAGTCGGAGCATCTGACTTTAGCGACCCTTGTGAATACCACTTGGCTTCCAAGCTGATTGGTGAAGAGCAACCAGCATTCAAGTATTGGATGGGTGCAAAGATTGGAACTGCAGTTCACGAGTTCCTTGAAGAGCGCATCCCAACCTCAGACTTCGACCTCTACCCGGAGTTCAAGTCTGCATCTATCGAGCAGAAAATTCGCCTTGGCAACCTAGATGGCTATGGCGAAATCAGCTCGAAGCCAGACCTAGCACTTGTGGAGAACCAGCACCTAATCGACTGGAAGACATCCACTCGTGCAAAGAGCAAGAAGCTTCAGGCGGTTTTGTTCGAGGGCAAGGAAGACCCAGACTCGGCCTACACCCTAAAGCGTTACTACGCTCAGGTGCAGATCTACGCTTGGGGACTAAACAAGAACGGCACTCCAATCGACGGATGTTCGCTTGTGTTCATCAACCGAGATGGCACTTACGACCCAGATGTCTGGACTTGGAGTTTCGACTACGACGAGCAGTTTGCGCTGGACATCTGGCACAGGCTTGAGCGTATCTGGAAGGAAGTTCAGGGCGGTAAGTCGCTCGAAGAGTTCCCGAAAGAAACTCACTGCTTCAATTGCAAAGTTTTTGACAATTGAGCTTGACAAATGTCAGTGACCCCTGTTACACTTATAACCCAAGGAGGAAAAACAAATGAGCGATTTTCCAAAACTGCCCTTTGAGGCGGGCATCAAAAAAGCCGCACAACTAAATCGACCAAACTCGATTCTGGTTTACGGTGACCCAAAGCGTGGCAAGAGCTGGTTCGCTGCTTCTGCAGCTGAGATAGCTGAGTTGTCACCTGTTCTCGTGCTAGACACCGAGGGTGGCTCAACCGCTATCTCTCGTGACTGGCCAGATGTGGACGTAATTTCTACGGACACTCACGAGAAGTTCGACAACGCAATCAACGCCCTACTAGGCCAGAAGCACAAGTATAAGACTGTCATTATCGACACTCTTGGCGTTGCTATGGACAGGGCTGAGAAGGCGTTTGGCGAGAAGCCAGAGAACAAGAACAACAAGTTCGGCAAGTATGGCGACTTGAAGGTGTGGATCAACGACCTATCTCGTAAGCTCCACGCAGCTCCGTTCCTAGGAATCATTGTGGCTCACGCCCTTGACGAGAAGGACGAGAACACTGGTGCAGTAAAGACCATCCCACTGCTACCGGGTTCTGCCCGTAACACCCTTCCATCTGTGCCAGACATTGTGGCGTATCTCACCACAGAGTCCGACGGAGATGGTAACATTCACCGAGTGATGTATCTTCAGTCCTCGGACCGAATGGTCTCCGGAAACCGCTTCGGCCTTCCGGGAAGGCTTGTTGACCCAAGTATGAAGAAAGTCATTGACAAAATTGCTGAAGGAGGCAAATAACTATGGCACTGACCATCAACATCTCCGCCGGAGATCTAGCACCAAAGAGCGACTACTCCCTGCTACCTGCAGGCACTTACTCCACCACCATTTTCGACCTCGAGACCCTAGAGGTCAAGAGCGGTGAGAACGCTGGTAAGCCACAGTTCAAGATTCAGCTTCGTGTATCCGAGGGTGAGTTCGAGAACCGCCGTCTGTTCACCTATGTTCCGCTTTACACTGGTAAGGCGTTCTGGAAGACTCAGGCGTTCTTCGAGGCGCTTGGCTACGACATGAAGGACGGCAAGTTTGCTGTTCCTGCACCAAAGGACTTGATGGGCAAGGCCATCGGTGCTAAGGTTAAGGTTGTTGCTGGCCTCGAAGGCGAGGAAAACAACGTTGCTGGCTTTGTCAAGGCCGGTAGCACTCCAGAGGCTCTCATTGCGAGCTTCGGTGGAAAGCCAGTTGCCGAAGAAGACACCTGGTAATTCCAAATGGGCACTCCTGAGCATGAGTCAAAACTGCTCACCCCCACCCCTCTAATGGTTCGCTGGAAGCTTCTTAGTTCTCATTCTGTGCTTCACTCTCCTCAGCGCCGGGTTCGATTCCCGGGGAGGGACGAGACAAGGCAGGCGATTTTGCTCCCCCCCTTAGCAAAATCTTCGATTACGTCTTCGGTTGCCTGCCTTGTCCCATATCTTTAGGAGAAAGTTATGAACGCAAATGAATTTCTAGGGCTAGTGCTTGGAGAAGGTGCTGGCTACGCCACGATTGTGACGAAGGACTCAAAGGGAGTCCCCACCGTCCAGAAGTTTTTCAGCTACCCAGACGAACTTGACGAGATGGTCGCTTACGCTGAGCGATTCAAAGACGAGGATGTCTACTTCTCGCCAATCATTTACTACGAACAAAGACGCATCCGCGAGAACGCCAAGAGCGTCTCTGTTGTGTATTCGGATGCTGACACCTGCAACCCATCTAATTTCAGAATCGAACCATCGATCTCTGTGGAGACTTCTAAAGACCGCTGGCACTGCTACTGGGTGCTAGATGGCGAGGCTGACCCACAGCGAGTTGCCAATGTTGCCAAGAAGATTGCCTACGCACACCGAGACCAAGGCTGTGACGTATCCGGCTGGAATCCAACCAAGCTGCTTCGAGTGGCCGGAACTAGCAACAAGAAGTATTCTGAGACCTTTGCAGTATCTGCAACCACGAACGGAATTATCTACTCAATGGAAGAGATTGAGAAGCAGTATGAAGATGTGCAGACTGACTCGATTCCTGAATTAGCTAACCTTCCAATGCCGGAAGAAACCCCAGAGCTAATGAAGGTGCTTTCGAAGATTGCAAGCAACCGAGAGATTCTTTCTCTCTACATGGAAGAGCCAGCCCCGAACGCAGATATGAGCAAGATGCTCTGGCGTTTGGAGCTAGAGCTTTTCCGACAGGGCTTGACAATCGAGGAAGTATTTACCGTTGCCAAGAACGCCAAGTGCAACAAATATCACCACCCATCTAGGCCAAAGCGCTTGGATGCTGACGGTGATCTCTGGCGTGAAGTCCAGAGGGCACAGCAGTCCTTTGGGCAGGCAACGGCCTCGGTCGAGCCGCTAGAGGATAACTCTGCAGACTTCGAGAAGACCATTGACTTCCTAAGCTCCTCTGAGCGTGAGCTTGTGGCACAAACCCCTACCTTCGTAGACAAGTATTGCGACTGGGCTAGGAAAAAGACTGATGGCGCTATCGAGTATCAGATTGCCGGAGCGTTTACCATTCTCTCCTCCGCATTCTCTGACATCGGAGCAGCCGCACCTAAGTATGGCAAGATGGGCTTGAACCTATGGTTCATGCTTTTGGGTGAGACCACCAGAAGCCGTAAGTCAACTAGCCGTAGCCTGATGCTAAAGATGCTGACCGCTTACGAACGCTTGGTTGGCTACCAGATTGACATTGGTTCGAACGCAACTGGCGAAGCTCTTGTGAAGCACCTTGCAGGTCGAGACAAAATGACATCACTCTTCCACCGAGACGAGGTGCAGGGTATGTTCAAGGAGTTCGTCACCAAGACCTACATGGCTGCAGCTGCTGACCAATACACCGAGCTTTACGACGGCAAAGTTCCAGTTATGCTTCGCTCTACCGGAGCAAACACTGGTATCAAAGCCCTGCAGACCGACCGAGCTGAGACTAACTTCATCATGTATTTGATGGGTATCACCAGCAAGGTTGCCGAGATTCTGACTGTGGACTACTTCCGCTCAGGTTTCCTAGCCCGATTCATTTATGTTGTGGCAGATGCGCCAGAACGCACAAGAGAGTCCGAGGACTTGGCTCAGGCTGAGGCTTACGCGACCTTTGTGCAGGACGACGAGATGGAGACGATGGTCAGGGAGATCTTCGACACCGCGACTTGGTGGCAGAAGAAGGGTGGCCCATTCCCAAGACCAATCTTTATGTCTCAGGAGGCGCTAGACCGCTTCAACCAGTTCAAGTGGGAGATGGGTGACTACACCAACGGACACCCGAACGAGGAGTCTGTAGAGCCTAGCCGTCAGCGCCTTGCTCTTTCTGTGTGGAAGATTGC